AGTCGTATTCTTCACGACGAGCATTGGCCTGCTGTGTAGCCAATGCTTGGTTCTGAATAGCTTCAGTTTCTTTGTTGTATGCGTCAATCTCTGCGGCACGAGCCTGTAGCTTCCCAGCCTGCATTTGTCCGTAGGCTGAGAGAAGGCTTGTGCCAAGACCTATTGCTGCTGCTGCAAATTGCCAAGCCATTAGAATACTAACTCCGCTATAACGCCGTTAATTTGAATCGGCAGTGGGTCTGTCTGTTCGATAGTAACACGAGGGTCTCGGCCATAGCCAAGAATTCTAAACTCTTTATTGCCAGTGAATGCGCTATCAGTAACCAGCCTTCGTCCATTAACACTCATGGACCAAGTGTCTTTCATGTTGACTACAACATTAGCAATGCTTCGAATCGCCCCAGTCATTGGGCCATTCCCAAGCGATGCGTCAATCGGATTAGAAACAATCTTCGCTGTAAATACTTTGCCAACATAAGCATTCGTTAGACCAAGATTAGCGTATGCGCTCAGGTCTACTTCACCGCTTGCGTTGACTGTATACTCGCCAATGTAGGACTCACGGGTTCCATCGGTAGCAATAACATTAACGACCTGACCCTCGGTGTATAAGTCGCTTACATCCACAATGTCAGATACAATTGGCTTGTATAGATAGAAGTCTAGACCGACATCACCAGTGAATTCGCAAAGCTGTAGCTTTCCATATTCATCATAGACGTTTGCAAATATTCTGTCCTTGATTGCAACAACAGAACAAAACTGACCATTTGATGTGATGCGCATCCATCCCGCACGACGTTCTGCGCGGTTTGACGAAAACGCTGCGGCTTCGCCGTTTGCAAAAGTCATAACCGCATATGAGTCCGGCAAGCCAAAGCCACTGTGTGCAACGGTCAAGCAACGAGGCTCGTCAATTAAATGAGAAGCAACAGTTGATATGGGGCTTGATGTGTAGGCGTCTTCTTGATCGGTAAACAAGAACTCTCGAACAATCTTGCCGCCAATCTGAACAAACACGGTGGCACCATCGATAGAGATAGGATTAACGTGCTCACACCCAAAAGGTGTTTGCTTTCGGATTTGGGCATTGGTTGGCGTGATTGCTTGGTTCAAGTATGTGGGAACATACAACTCACCGCTTGCAGTGAAGATTTGCAAGTCGCGGTTTGAAATTAGATAGCGGATTTCATTCACATCACCAGTCGCAGCGCTGAGAGAAATGGCTTCATCGTCAGCGCCTTCATCGATGTAGAAGTTGAAAAACTTACCAATCTGAGACATCCATACGCCATCTGGCTCTGCCAGCGTTCCAGCAAAGACAAGACGGTTTTGGTGGAATACAACAGCAGCAGGATAGCCTCGCACATCCGACCAAGACTGTTCGTCCCAATCAGTTGTCGGGGCATGGGTTTGCAGCTTCACATAGCCGCCGCCATCCTCTGAAGTATTGGCAGTGCCACCAGCAACAATCGTATATGTGTTCTCGTCAATAATCGACGTAACAGTCCGAGTGCCGTTAATGTTGCCAGAGTTAATCCCGCCAACGGCAGACGCTTCCTCAACTACAATCGTTTCACCAGAAGAAAAGCCGTGGTTAATATGAGTAACCTCAATGACAGCACTACCGTCAATAGTCCGAAGTGGGTTAAGGACTGAGAGACGAATGCGAAGAGTGTCAACAACAGTTCCGGTTACTACTGTTGGGGATGTATACGCTGTAATTTGAACTTCAGACTCACCATATCGAACGATGGTTCCAACATGGTCTGAGGTCCAATGATCTGCGCTTGTTGTTAAAGTAATTGATCCAGTGGTTCCAGATGGATCAAGAGTAACGCCTTGGGCCTGAAAGTCGGTGTAAGGCTGATAGGTCACGTGACCATCTGCCCTTTGGTCAAAGTCAAAGTCGCTTACAGAAAAAGAAGTAAGGCTGTTGCGAACAATCATTCGCGGCTTAATTAGCGGATGGCAAACAAACATAACGTCGCCATATTGCGCTGTAGTATATTCCTGAAGGTAGGCTTCATCAAAAGGCAGGGGGTTGCCAAGAGTATCAGTGGTGATTGTATCAGCAAGTGATACAGTCCCATCATCCTCTAAGAAGAAAGCCCTGACTTTTTGGTGCTCAATCGAAATGATGTATTCTTCGTTGTCGTCAAAAACAAACTTAAACAGATGCGATTGAGCGGCACCGGAAGAGGTTAGGTCGTAGTCATAGATATGCTTTAACCCCGGACGCTTTTTCAAAGAGCCTTCCGGGGTAATGATGAAGTTTTCAATCCGGCTAGCAGACTGCGCATATACGGCAGTATCCGTCCGGGTAACCATTGAGTCACTGATTTCGCCAAACTGAAAGCTATTAATTGGAACTCTAACTTTCTGCATTAGCTGCGCCTTTCAGCGATAAACCTCGACGTATTGAGTTTGCGAGTAGTCTGCGACTGCGAATCACGAGAACGCGCAAGGCGAAGATAATAGTCAGCCTTGGCATCCATCATCCCTGCAAGCGTTGCGTCACGGGCAACAGACGTTGCTAGAACCCCAGCCATTACGTATTGCATCGCAACAGTGAAGTATGGAGGCCAAGTAGATTCATCTGCCCGGAAAATGTAATCGGCAATAACCACATCTGTTTCTACAGCGTTGCAGAAAATCTTGCGGCCATAAGTATCATACTCAATCGGAAACTCATTGATGGTAACCGCAGATACCATGATGCATTCAGAAGGTAGCTGATATGCGGAATCCCATCGTCCGGTAGGGCTGCTTGCCAGACGGTTTAGAATTGCTTGGTCAGAAGCAAAACGCCAACGAGTATTTGTCAAAGTGCTAAGGGCCATGTCTTCGTAGACAGCCGCTGCCACACTGGACTCAGCAGAACCATCTTCAAAAGACTGAATAGCATCGCCACCAATAAGCAGCGATGCGCGAGAACAAATCTTAATAGGTGTGTTTGCTGCTGTCATTTTGGTTCGGGGGGCCGAAGCCCCCCGCTCCTACTTAGTTGTTGTCGAGGACTTCGTAGATGCCGTTGCTGTCAATAGCAATTGCACCCATCGACATCATCGAGGTGGCCAAGTGCGCCACTTTCTCAGGCACGTAGTTTACTTCGGTCTGAACGTCAGCGTTCACACCCAAGCCTACTGCGGTGGTGTGGTAGGCAAAGTTTTTGCCGCCAGCCACAGCCGAGGTCGAGAAGATTTTGAAGCCCAAGAATTCCTTCATGGTCATACCGCCAGCGAAGGGCAGGTTCTGCGGGCCAACATAGTCGCTCGAAGCAAACTCGTTGATGTTGAACAGGTCAGCAAAACCAGCAGGCGACATAGCGATGTAACGCTGGCCATCTTCTGGAATGTCTGCCGAACCAAAGGTTTCGAACAGAGTCAACAGGTCTGCTTTAGCCAGAGCGCCAGAAGTGTCTGCGATCTGGGTTGCGTTTGCGCCTGCGTCCATTGCTGCGACGATCAGAGCATCGGTCTGACGACCCAGAGCAGCAGCAGCCGAGGTGGCAACAGCTTGACGCTCGTTGATGTTGATCTTCAGTTCGTCCAGCTTGTCGATGTATTCGGCTGCATAGTAGTCGGACATCGTTGCTTCGACGTTGGTGTGCGCCAGTTCCATGGTGCTCACGTTGCCGTTGCGAGTTTTGGTCGATGCAGTGCCAGTGCCGATTTTCTGGAAGCGGGCAACCGAACCAGTTACGTTGCTCGAACGAACGGTGTTACGCAGTTTCGAACCCATGCGCTGATACGCAAGGTGGACTTCAGTTTCAAACTGCTTGATGAATGCTTGATCGATAGTGTTTGCCATTGGGGCTATCCTTGATGAAGTTTCAGTCTAACGGGTGTCCGTTACTTCACTTCAGCGAGGGTGTCCTTCCGGGCCTCTCAGTGCATCACGGGCCGTGATGGCCTCGAATCAACATCATCATACCAATAATTGCAACGCACAAAATGAACCTGCCTCATGCCACGGCTGTCTTCTTCAATAAACTGTGGCTCAAAGCCAAGATGAACAAGCCAGTTGTGCATGAATGTATTTTCATCCCACACGATAACGTCAAGCTGATCGTAGAAGTTATGATAGAAGTTAATCAGGCGCGGCGACATTCTCACCACAGCGCGATAATGTTTCTTAATGTCTCTTGAGAATATTGCCCAAAGCACACCCTCATACGCTCCAATAGCAAAGAGGGGTCTGCCCTGAATCGTAACTACATGAGACAAGTCATCATCGACCACATCATACAAACTAGATAGCGCATCTTCTTCGTAAAGAATTTGAAACTCTCTGACGTTTTCTGCGCTTAAGTTCTTGTAAATATCCAAGGCGTGCTTGGACTCCATCTTGTGAAGTTCAAACACGCCATGTTTAATAAGCGGCTTAGCCATAGAGTTTGCGGAAGCCTTCTTCTACTTGCTTGATGAAGTTTGGATCACGCTGTGCAGGGTTATGATACCGCGGGTCTTGCATCATTTCCTGCAAGCTAGCTTCTGTAATCTTACTTGCAGAAGCAGAGTTGTCAGAGAAGGAACCGTCCTTCATAGCTTCCATAATTGCCTCAAGCGCAATGATACCTTCTGCACTTTCGCACATACGCTCAATGGCTGGCAATGCTTCTTGCGGAAAGAATTTGTTGGCAAACAAGCTAGCAGCTTCAATACGAGCATTGGCGCTGTCGCCTAACTTACGAGCCTCTGCCTCAAGGTCTGGCATCTGGCCTTCGATGGCTTCGGCAAACAACTCAATGCCTTGCTGAAACTCTTCTTGGCTGTAACCATTCTCGTATGAGTGATCTGCCCACCACTGCAATAGCTTGCTGTCCATAGTGGAATCAGGATCAATCGAGTCTGGAAGCTGATAGTCACCTGCTGTTGCAGGGCGGTCGCCATAGGCTTCTTGCTGAAGTTCCTCAAGAATGCTTTTGCGGATGTCTTCTTCTTTAGTCCCCAGCTTTGACTCAAGTTCTTTGTATGCCTTGGCCAAGTCTTCAGGGCTATTGTATTTCTCCGGTAGCCACTCCGGTCGGTCTGTGGGAGGAGGAATTGAACCTTCCGAAGTGGCTTCCGTCGAATCAAGGGCGGATGCTGAAGCGCCCTGATCTTCTGTGTCTTGTGAAATAAGTGAATCGTTCATTCTTTGCTCCTGTGTGCATGAGCAATGCGCTGCTCAATGAGGCCAACAATATAACGCTGGCCCTCAATGTGGCGCAGTTCCTCCGTTGTCACATTAGGCCCATGCACCATTTCGATGGTCACAGATCGCAAATAACGAAGCACCTCTTTGCCAGTTGGCGAAGAAAATATCTGAGCGAAGTTTTGACTTATCTGAGTGTCGAGTTCAGCCTTGCGCTGAAAACCGTCGATCCCGATATTAACCTTGTTGGTCAAGCATCATACCTTGCTGTTGTTGCTGTGCCATTTGCTGCGCTAATGCAGCTATTTGTCTACGCTGTTCTGCGTCACGAATCAAGCGTTCTGGCACACCAAATTTTTTAGCAAGGTGGACTGCGGTTTCTTCACTGTCAATAAGCAGTTGCATCATCTCTGGACCGAAGGCACCGCCAACCAATTCCAAGAAACGAGCAATGCTAGAAATGTCTTGGTTTGCTTGCGCTTGAGCCAGCGGTGAAACAGAGCGGACTTTAACCTCGCGCCCATTGACGCTTGGCACTTCAATCCGGCCTTGCTTCTTGAGAATGTAAATAACACGCTGAAGAACAGGCTGAACAAGTTCTGCCTGCAACCGACCGAAGGCAGAGCCAATCCGGCGAGACAGATCAGCCATACGCTCCGCAACCTCAGTTGCAGTTGCAGGTGTCTTATCTGGATTGCCAAGCATATCGTTGTATAGAGCACGCTTAATATTTAGTCGCATGTCGCTAAGAACAAGCTGCGCTACATCAAACTTACCAGCGGCTTGAATAGGCTGTAGGCCAGACGACCCCATTGCCTTTGGAATGATAGAACCGGGAACAAGACGGATGGTGTCAGGATTGATAACGCCATCATCTTCCATCTGATAGATACCAGAAATTGCCATCTGTGCATTTTCTAGGATTAGTTCGATGGTAAGGTTTGTTGTCTTAATCGAAGACAAAGCGTTAATCAGTGGGCCACGGCCATAGACTTCACCAGCGCACTTGCTCCAACGGAAACAAATAAAGGGGTTCGAACCCAAGCCCTTCATTTCTTTCTTGTGAAGAACGGTCTGCGTATTCATGCAGATAGCGTAGTGATAATACGCTTCTTCGTTCTTCTTTGAATAATCACGGCAGACAACTTCAAGAACCGTTGTCTCTTGGTTCTTGCCCATCTGCGCCTGAACACGCTGGTCAAACTTGCCGTTAGGATACATCAACTCAAGATGGTCATACTTAACCTTCTTGCGCTCACGGAACACATGGTCGATGCGATCATCGGGGCCAGTATCCAACACAACATGTGGTAATGGGATGGCCGTGAATACAATAGGTTGTATTGCGTCACCTTCCTCTACGCAGAGAATGCCAGTGCCAACCGCCAAATCCATAAACGATTCATGCACCTCTTGCGCAAAGTTTGAGTTTTGAATTACCTCAAACACATACTCGGTGACTTCATCCAACTCATTGTCAATGGTGTCACGCTGATCAGGCGGGACTTCACTACCAGAAGTTAGGTCAGCCCAACGTGCAAAGTTTGGAACAAGACCTGCTTGTAGTCGGCTAGCAAATTCTTGAACGCCAACTACAGCAGTCTCGTCAAAGATTTTGTCGTCACGCCGTTGCCCAGCTTCTTCATAATAAAAGGACTCGCGTTGAGGCAAAGCATACTCATAGCATTCCTCGAATAGTGGAACCCAGTTTTCTCGAAAGGCTTTCGCCTTTTGATACTTTTCAATGTATTGCTTTGCCAGCTTATCCATTATGCAAACCTACCCAAGAAGCCCATCTGACCAGTTTGGTTTGCAGCAAGCAGTGAGCGACGACCAGTTCCGCCACGAGTTGCGACGGTGCCACCACCAGTTTTCTTTACGCCCCGAGAACGCTCTCGGTCTTTGGCTTCAACGCTAGCCAAAATATCTTCAGCCTTTGCTGCTGCGCGTTCTGCTTGCTCTGCCGCACGAGTGTCTAGTGCCTGCTGTCGGGCTAACCGCGCTACTTCTTCTTGCGCCTGAGCCGCACGCTCTGCTGCTTGACGCTCATCGTCTCGTGAGAACCAACGTCTGCACATAATAATTCTCCTTCTGCTTAATCAGTTGGAACCATAAACATCAGCCAAGATCAACGCACAATTAAAGCCTAGCCCACAAGCCTTGCCTACGTTGACCGCGCTGTGGCTTTTTGTTAAACACATCAAAGTCGCGCTTGGCTACTACGGGCTTGGCTGGCTTCTGGCTATTCATCAGCGCCCTACCTTCGCCAGCGCCTAGCATCAAGTATTGAAGCGCATCGTGGATGTGGCTGAACATGTTCTTGTCTGGCTTGTCAGCGTAGCGTTCACCGCTAACCTCCATGCGCTTATAAGCATACCCGCCCTCAAAGCCTTTGATTAGCATAGAGCAACGGCGGTCAATCATAAACGCAGCCTTGCCCTCAACCATCTTCATTAGTTGAGAGGAGACAGACTCCAATCGAAGATCGACCGAATTCGAGTGCGTAGGGAATGCACGAAGTCCAGCACCACGAAGTATCTGAAAAGGAGTTGATTCGTCAGTCTGTGCCCGGAAGTCACCAGCCGGGTCGCCATAGATATACACATCAGAACAAGCAGAGAAGCGTGAGGATAGTTCATTTCTCAGCACCTCGGCAAACCTAACGATGCCCATGTCTACGGCTACGATCTCAGATTGGATCAACCAGCGGCCACGCACCTTCTGACCAATCGCTGCTGCTGGTGTCAGACCAAAGTCTACGCCCACATACACAGGAAGGCCCGCAGCTATCGGGATTTCTTCCTTGGCAATATGAGCGTCTGGCGCAAACATTGGATACACTGGCTTGCCTTCCTGAACATGGCCTAGCCTGTTCATCACGTATACGTCGATCCATGATTTCGTCTTACCTTGAATAAGATTAGGATAGTAGGACTTCATCATATTGCGCTGGTTCTCAGCGTCGGGATTAGGCTTGTATCCCTCTATCTCGCCTTCTTCATTGCGCGTTTCGACCATGCCAGCGGGCTGCGTAAAGAAACGCCAGTTGTCTGGCGTAACCAACATCTTAGCTTGCTCACGCGGAATATGATCTGGGATTGGAACCTCACCAGCCATAATGGGCCACCAATGATCTTCTTCAGGTGCGTTGGTATCGGCAATAACGCCAGTCCAAGAAGGACCACCATCACGCATAGAAGGATAGCGGCCAACACGCATCGTGCAGGCATCAATAATACTCTTAGGAATTTCTCGCGCTTCATTGATCCAGATGCCCGTCAGTTCCAGTGATAGAAGTTTCTTCACGTCTTCAGGACGGTCTAAGGCTAAGAAGATAACCTCAAGGTCAATGTCGCCCTTCTTGATGTGGTGAGTATACGGCACCGACCAAGTAAACTTCCCCCATTCATTTTCAGGGAACCAGTCCAGCCACGTCTTAATAGTCGTGGTTCTTAGCTGCGGGTTGGTGTTACGAATGATCGCCCAGCGGCTTTTGCGCTTGCCATCGGGCGCCTTCTGTTGCTGCAAGGCGCGGCGAAAGACTTCGACGCAGCAACCCACCGACTTGCCGCTACCAACCGGACCGCGAATACCACGAAAGAACGTGTCGTCCTTCATAAAGGTGCGAAGAACATCACCGTCCGGTTTGTATTTAAACTCGATCATCTAAGACCTTTATCAACGCCGAACTTAATCATCCGCTCGGCAATCTCTGGGCCAAAGCTATCAATCAGCTTGTCGCATTCTTTGTCAGTCACAAACGCCTTGCCATGCTTGGCTTCAACGTGAGCAAAGTGAACCTTCCGCACAATGCCGCGCAGAAGGTCACGATCTTGCTGGGTAAGCGTAGAGGTAAAAGACATTAGATGGACTTGCCAGTTTCTAACTTGTTAGCATTCCGGCGCAGATAATCTTGACGCTGCGCAATCTTGCGGCGCATTGCCTTAACCTTTGGGCTTTCTTTCTCGCCTTCATAGCCCGTGGTGTAGGCTTCTAGAAGGTTCTTCATCTTCTTGAAGAAGCCTTGGCTTGTGGCGTTCTTTAGTTCTTTGTCCATCTTCTCTAGTTTAACCAGAGAGTTCTGGCGAGGGGTCTGTCCTTTAGGCATATCTTAATCCCATGCTGTTGCGCCCTTGGGCTTTGGTGCGGCCTTCTTCGGAGCGGGCTTAGGCTTAGAAGAAGGGGTGACAGGTTTCGAGGCCTCAAACCAAACGAGAGGGCGGGACTCGGCGGTGCGGGTAGCGCCAGTATAGAAGCGCCCAGCCAACTCATGCGTCGGCCCATCCCATACATCATCGGTGTGTTTAATCTTCCAAGCCATCAGTCTCTATACTTCCTTACCTTTCGAGCAATGGCCTTAGGCTGAGAAACAAACTGTTTGCCCTGCCGAGTGCCTTCGCGTTTCGCCCTAGTGGTAGCGGCATACTCCGAAGAAGAAAGCGCCTTGATAGCCTTCTCAGGCAAATACCGCTCACCAGTATCCTGAGAACGCTTGCCGCTCTTGGTGCGCCAATTTTGCGCTGTCCAATTCATCAAAGAACGCTGGGGAGCCTTCACGATGTATACCCCCCACCTTTAGCCTTGTATTCCTTCGCTAGCATCTGCGCCTTGCGCGCAGACCACTGACCGGGCTTACCGCCCTTATCACCAGCCTTAATCCGCTGGAATAAACTCTTGCGCATCCCCGGCTTGGTATAGTTACCAGCCTCATTAACTCTAGTCATCCTTCTTTGCCTCATTCCGCTTACTAATAGCCCTAGCCTTAGCACGAGCATCAGCTTTCGAACTAGCGCCCCATGCCTTTAAGCTAAGAAGAAGACGAGTCGGCCTGCCCTTCTCGTCACGCTCAGGACCAGCCATATTCCCCATGCGCGCCAAGAAAGAAGCACGACGAGGATTGTCACCACTCTTAACAGGCGGCTTTAAAGTCCCGCCCTTGTAAGAAGCACGACCCTTCGCATTCAAACCACCAGCCGGGTTCTTACCCTCCTTGCGCGTCCATGCAGGCGTCTTAGCCATAACAATCTCCTTCGTTGAAGCAACTTCAACTTTTCCGCACCTTACAGCAGAAAAAAAAATTTCAGCAACGCACAATCAGCAAAGCTGCTTTGCCTATATAGCTAGGAGTAGTCGCGCTTTCCTAGCGGGGGTGAGCGGACCTTTTGGGGAAAAAATACGAGTGAGAGAGAAGTGACGGGAGTGAGTGTCCGGTTTTCCCCCCCACCCCCTCACCCAAGGTCAATAGAAACTTTGATGTCCCCGGCCACCTGCACTTGGCTGCGATCTATCGGCTTGAACCCTGCGCGGTCTAGC